AAAAATGAAGTATACATACGAATTGAAACAGAACCACATATTGCAAGAGAACTCTCAGAGTATTTTACCTTTGAAGTGCCTGGTGCAAGATTTATGCCCAGTTATCGAAACAAAGTATGGGATGGAAAAATACGACTATTCTCAGTTGCTACTGGACAAATCTATTTGGGATTGTTACCATACATCAGAGAATTTTGTAAACGAAATGACATAAGATACGAATTAAAATTTGATGCAAAACCAGAGAATATAGATGACTCAACTATTAAATCATTTATTAAACATCTTAAAATTCCATACAAAGCTCGTGATTATCAGATTTCTAGTATTCTTTATGGTGCCAGAAAATGTCGTGGTCTTTTTGTTTGTCCTACTGCATCTGGTAAATCGTTAATCATTTATGGACTTACTAGATGGTGTCATTCAAAAAATCTTAAAACACTTATAATAGTTCCAACAACAAGTTTAGTAGAACAAATGTATTCAGACTTTTTAGATTATGGTTGGTTAGAATCTTATATGCAAAAAATTTATCAAGGTCATGATAAAAAAGTTATTAAAGATGTTGTCATATCAACTTGGCAATCACTCTATAAATTTCCTAAAAAATATTTTGAACAATTCGGTTGTGTAATAGGTGATGAAGCTCATACTTTTAAATCTAAATCTTTAACATCTATTATGAATAAATTACATCTATGTAAATATCGTTTTGGTTTAACAGGCACACTTGATGATTTACAAACACATAAACTAGTATTAGAAGGTGTATTTGGTACTGTGAATAAAGTTATATCCACCAAAGAACTTATGGAAAAGAAAACATTATCTAATCTTAAAATAGATAGTTTAATATTAGGATATGATGATAATGAATGTAAAATAGTAAAAGATTTAAAGTATGCAGATGAAATAGATTATATAGTTAATCACAAAAAAAGATTAAACTTTGTAAATAAATTAATTAGTCCATTGAGTGGTAATACATTAGTATTATATCAATATGTAGAAAAACATGGAAAACCTTTACACAAACTTATATCAGACACATACAAAGATAGAAAAGTATTTTTCGTTAGTGGAGAAGTTGATGCGTTAGTGAGAGAAGACATTAGAGCTTTAACTGAAAAATCTAAAAATGCAATCATCGTTGCATCATATGGTACTTTCTCTACTGGTATTAATATTAAAAACTTACACAATATTATTTTTTCTTCACCATCTAAAAGTAAAATAAGAGTGTTACAATCTATTGGTAGAGGTTTAAGATTAGGTAGTAATAAAGATAACTGTAAATTGTTTGACCTTGCAGATGATTTTACACATAAAAGTAGACAGAACTTTACACTTCGTCATTTTATGGAAAGAATAAATATATACAACCAAGAACAATTTGATTATACAATACATAGGATAAAATTATGATATCAAAACCAGAATATATAAAGTTTAAAGAAATGTATGACTATAAAAGAAAAATAGAATACAATAAAGAAAAAACTAAAAAAAGAATAAACGAAATGTTTAAAGAATTTAATATATTGGGTGGTACAAAAGAAGAAGTGTTTAATCATTTCTGGTCTAATGTAGATTACAATACCACAGAATTTGATGATCCACCCACAGACTGGACACCTATGAATCAAAAGTTAAGGTTATGGAATGAGTAATAATCCAAGAATATTAAAACTATCTAATGGTGATGAAATCATCTGTATGGTACATGATACAGAAAATGATTATCTTAAAGTTTCTTTACCATTAAAGTTAATTAATATGACCACTATGAATAAACGAGGTGAATACGAAGAAAACCTTGCACTTCGTAAGTGGGCTACCTTTACTGATGAGAAAACATTTGCAATAGAAAGAAGTCAAATAGTTGTACATCATGGAGTAAATATTGGATTAAGTAAATATTATCAATATATAATTAAAAAGTATAAAGAGTTTGATAATTATTCTGCGTTAGATAAAGCTAACTCAAAGTTAGAAAAGAAAATGAAAGAAGAAATATCTGAAGAAGATAAGTTTGAAAATGCAGTAGAAGAATATTGTAATTATTATTATGATGAAGATGAATCTAAAAAAAATAACTAATCTGTCTGAAATCAAAAATAGTATAACTCAATTAAAGAGTCTTGTCAATACTAAAATAAATTTTTTAGTATGGTTGACTTGATTAATTTTATGTGGTACTATCACTCAAGGAATATTAATGGCTGCAAATGCAAAACACTATGTTAATAATAAAGAATTTTTACAAGCAATAATTGATTGGAAAGAAAAAGTTAAAGATGCAGAATCTGCTGGTGAGGATATACCCCCAGTAACAGATTACATTGGTGAATGTTTTATGAAGATTGCACAACATTTATCGTACAGACCTAACTTTATTAATTATTCATATAAAGAAGAAATGATAGGTGATGGTATAGAAAACTGTTTACAGTATGTAAATAATTTTAATCCAGAAAAATCAAAGAATCCTTTTTCATATTTTACACAAATAATATATTATGCATTTATTCGTAGAATACAAAAAGAAAAGAAACAAACACATACTAAACATAAAATAATAGAGAAAAGTATGATGCCTACCTTTGACCAAAATCCACTTGATGATACAAACTATGGTAATCAATATATGGATTATTTACAAAAGAATATGTTACCATCAGATGGTCAAGAAGTTTATAAATCAAAGACAAAGAAAAAAGAAACTAAAAAAAGTTTAGAAAACTTTTATGAAGAGGAAAAATGAACTTAGATAATTATATAAAAAAAAGAGTTAAATACAGAATCATTACAGCAGATACTTGTGTTTATTGTGATAAAGCCAAAAAACTTATGGAAAATTTCAATATAGATTATGAAGAACACAATGTATCAAATAATGATATACGAGAAGATTTTAAAAAACAAGGGTTCAAAACTGTTCCACAAATATGGAATGAGAAGAACGAACATATCGGTGGATATGATGATTTAAAATCTTACATATATGATAGTCAATGGAAACATATTGACGGATACAAAGGAGAATAGTATGTTTAGTTTCATTACGAATCTATTTAAACCAAAACCAAAACAAATAAAAAAATCAAGACTTATGACTATGACTAAAAGAGAATTAGAAAAAGTAGGTCGCAAACATGGTATTGAGTTAGATAGAAGATATTTGAAAGACGATTTAGTTGAACAACTTTGGACACATATAAATGGAAAAAAATAATGTATGAATATAAATGTGAAATAGTAAGAGTTGTTGATGGTGATACTGTTGATGTCAATATTGATTTAGGTTTCAATACTTGGTTGTGGCAAGAAAGAATAAGACTAAAAGGTATTGATACTCCAGAATCAAGGACAAGAGACCCAGAGGAAAAGAAAGCTGGTCTATATGCAAAAAGTGTTGTAGAGGGGTTTCTTCCAGTTGGTTCTACACAAGTTCTTAAAACAAGTAAAGATAAAAGTGGTAAGTATGGTAGAACTTTAGGTGACTTTACTATATTTGATGGTCAAGAAGATAGACAAAGAGGATTAGTAGATTATATGATACAACATTATATTGGTGTTGCATATGAAGGTCAATCAAAAGATTTGATAAAAGAACAACAACTTAAAAATATATCATATCTAAAGGCCGAGGGTGTCATAGATTAAATATGAAAATCGCATTAGTTACTGACACTCATTTCGGTGCAAGAAATGACCACGACCATTTTAATAATTATTTTTATGAGTTCTATGAAAATATATTTTTTCCATATTTAAAAGAACATAACATAGACACTTGTATTCATTTAGGTGATGTAATGGATAGAAGAAAGTTTGTATCATATAAAATTGCAAAAGACTTTAGAGAAAAGTTTTGTGAAACTTTTGTGACAAATGATATTAAAGTGCATATGATAGTGGGTAATCACGATACATACTTTAAGAATACTAATGATGTAAACTCACTTGATGAACTGATTGGTAGTCGTTATGATAACATAAAGATATACAGAGAAACAGAAACTGTTGATTTTGATATACCAATATGTTTTATACCTTGGATTAACTCTACAAATGAAAAACAAACTATTGAACACATCAGTAAAACTAACGCAACAGTAGCTATGGGTCATTTAGAGATAAAAGGTTTTGAAATGCATCATGGTTTCCCAAGTGAAACTGGTATGGAAAAATCTGTATTTAATAAATTTGATATGGTTATGTCTGGACACTTTCATAAGAAGTCCGATGACGGACATATATTTTATCTTGGTACACCTTATCAAATATTTTGGAATGATGACAAATGTCCAAAAGGATTTCATATATTTGACACAGAAACAAGAACACTAGAAAGAATTATTAACCCATATACTATATTTAAAAAAGTTTATTATGATGATTCAAATGGTGAAGATTTCAATTACAATCAAATAAAAGATTTAAAAGACAAATATGTAAAACTTGTTGTAGTAAACAAAAAAGATTTATATATGTTTGATAGATTTGTTGACAAAGTTTTAACTGAGTCACAAGCTCACGATGTAAAAATTATTGAAGACTTTTCAGATTTAAAAGCAGAGAATGTAAAAAATGAAATAATTGAAAATGCACAAGATACTATAACTTTATTAGATAGTTATGTTGATGATTTAGATGTCAACAATCTTGATAAAAATAGATTGAAAACTATGTTAAAAGGTTTATATGTCGAAGCAAGTAATATGGAAATGTAGGAGAAAGAAATGAGAAACTTAATTTTTGTATTAACATTATTTTTTGCAACAAATTTATTTGCAAGAGACCAAATTAAAATAGTAGGTAGTTCAACTGTATATCCATTTGCAACAACTGTTGCAGAACGATTTGGTAAGACTAGTGGATTTAAAACACCAGTAGTTGAGTCAACTGGTTCTGGTGGTGGACTAAAATTATTTTGTGCTGGACTAGGAACACAACACCCAGATATAACAAATGCATCAAGAAGAATAAAACAAACCGAAATAGATAATTGTAAAAAGAATGGTATCAAAGATATTACAGAAGTTAAAATAGGATATGATGGTATTGCGATTGCAAACTCAAAAAAAGGTGCTAACTTTCATTTATCTTTAAGAGATTTATATCTTGCACTTGCAAAAGATGTACCAGCAGACATTGATGGTAAAACTGTAAAACCTAATCCATATAAAAAATGGAATGAGATAAATCCAACATATCCAGACTTACCTATTGTCGTTTACGGCCCACCACCAACATCTGGTACTAGAGATGCACTTAATGAACTTGGTATTGAAAAAGGTTGTAAAACTTATCCAGAGAGAAAAAAACTTAAAGAAAGTAATAAAAAATTATATAAATCTGAATGTCGTGCAATAAGAACAGATGGAGCATATGTAGAAGCTGGTGAGAACGACAATCTAATAATTGAAAAATTAACAACAAACCCAGATTCATTAGGTATATTTGGTTATTCTTTTTTAGATGAAAATAGAGATAAAGTAAAGCCTGCAACAATTAATGGTGTTAGTCCAGAATTTGAATTAATTAGTAATGGTACATATCCTATTTCTAGATCATTATGGTTTTATGTAAAAGATGCACACGCAGCTGTGATTCCAGGCATTAGAGAATATACAAAAGAATTTACATCTGATAGAGCGATAGGTGAAGACGGATATTTAATAGATAAAGGACTCATACCACTTAATGATTAAATTTAGTGAAATAAAAGATGTACATCCAAAAGGTTCTATTTGGATAGGTGAAAATCGTAATAAGAATGATAAAACTCTTTTGCATAGTCAAGCGTTATCCTTTCACGAGAATTTTCTTGATGTTGCAAAAGATGTTTTTACAGAAGATAAAAGGTTTGCAGATGTAACTGAACACGATTGGATGCAACCACTATTTGATAAACTAATGAAGTTATTAGAAGATGTTGGATTTGGTAAATATTATGTAGTTCAAGCTGATTTCAATAAAGCAACAGATGTTCCATCACATCATAGAATGTTATATGTACCTTGTTGTACACCAGACTGTATTGACTTAGACATACAAACTGGTGAGAAAGGTATATTTAAACTACCATTAAAAGAGGGAAGTTTTATAGTAATGCCTGAAAATGCTGGTATCAGAATTATTGCACCACCAGGCAAAATGTTTTTAGGTTTGATTATGGGTCTCTGTAAAGAAGATTGACAAATAAAAAAAATATGATATAATAGGAATTTATGACTAAAAAATATATTCATGTAAATCAACATAAGATTCGTGCAAACAAAAAACACGGAACTAACGAACCAGTTATTACAATCAAAGAAGGTAAGAAAAATACATACTGTCATAGTGTGGAGATACTAGGGCCTTCTAAAATGTATTATGGTGGTAATGATAAACCAATTCTACCTTGTGGTGCAAGAGTTGTTATTGAAACTGAAAGTGACATAAAGATTGATAACTTTTAAAAAAGTACGATGGAAAAACTTTCTATCTACTGGTAATTACTTTTTAGAGGTTGAGTTAGATAGAAATCCAACAACATTAATAGTAGGTGAGAATGGCTCTGGTAAGTCAACTGTTCTTGATGCATTATGTTTTGTTTTGTTCAATAAACCATTCAGACAAATCAGTAAGGGACAACTAATTAACTCTATCAATATGGGTAGTACAGTTGTTGAAATAGAATTTATAATACAAAAGAATCATTTCAAAGTTATTCGTGGAATGAAACCAACAATATTTGAAATATATTGTAATGGTCGTATGATGAATCAAGATGCAAATGCATTAGATACACAAAAGATATTAGAACAACAAATCCTTAAATTAAATTATCGTTCATTTACTCAAGTTGTAATCTTGGGTTCATCTACATTTGTTCCCTTTATGCAACTACGAAGTAAAGATAGAAGAGAAGTGGTAGAGGATATTTTAGATATTAAGATATTTTCTTTGATGAACTTTTTATTGAAACATAAAGTAAAAGAAGTTTCAGAGGAATTAAAATCTATAGAATACGAATTTAGAATTACAAAAGAAAAAATAGATTTACAATCAAAATATATTGAGGATATAAAAAAGAATAAAGTAAAACTTATAGAAGAAAAAGTATCTTTAGTAAATGAAACTAAATCTGTAAAACTAGAAGAGAGTAAAAGAGTAGATGCACTTAATGAAGAAGTTAAAATACTTCAACCTAAAGTTTCTAATAAACAAGAGATAAAAAATAGTATTCGTGAATATCATAAAATGGAAGCTAAACTTTCTAATCGTATAGATGAAAATGAAAGACAGAAAAAGTTTTTTGAAGAAAATGAAACTTGTCCAGTTTGTACTCAAGACATTGAGTCAGAACTAAAGAAAAAAAAGATAGAGGAAAAACATAACAGAATAAAAGAACTTCATAGTGGTATAGAAAAATTAAAAGTAGAACTTAAATCAAAAGAAAATATTTTAAATGATGTAGAGTTGTTACTAAAACAAATAAGAGAAAAAGAAGTTGAGATTGCAAAGTCTTGTGCATCAATTACACATATGCAAAAATTAATTATGTCAACTGAAAAAGATATTTCTAATTATAAAAAAGGTGAAGTGTCAGAAGAAGATAAAGCAAAACTAACTAGATTATCAGAGAGATGTAAAATACAAGAGGAACAAATCACTAAGTTAAGAGAAGATAAATTTTATGTAGATGTTGCAAGAAATCTATTAATGGACACTGGTATCAAAACAAAGATAATCAACAAGTATCTACCTATCATGAATAAATTAATAAACGGATACTTGACAAGTATGGATTTCTATGTTAACTTTACACTGGACAATAATTTTAATGAAACTATTAAGTCCAGACACAGAGATGAGTTTAGTTATTCGTCTTTTAGTGAAGGTGAAAAAATGAGGATTGATCTTGCACTTCTCTTTACTTGGAGAGCTGTTGCAAAGATGAAAAACTCAACCAACACTAATTTACTAATACTAGATGAAATCTTTGATAGTAGTTTAGATACTACTGGTACTGATGATTTCTTAAAGATATTGAACACTTTTGCTGACCAAAATGTATTTGTCATAAGTCATAAGGGAGATACAATGTTTGATAAGTTTAGAAGTGTAATAAAGTTTGAAAAACAAAGAAACTTTAGTAAATTATTATGATGAGATTACATAACGGAAATTGTTTAGAAGTATTAAAAATGATGATAGAAGATGAGGTCTTCGTTGATTCTATCGTTACAGACCCACCCTATGAATTAGGTTTTATGGGAAGAAGTTGGGATTCTACTGGTATTGCATTTCAAAAAGAAACTTGGGAACTATGTTTTAAGGTATTAAAGCCTGGTGGACATTTACTTGCATTTTCTGGAAGTAGGACATATCATAGAATGGCAGTTGCAATAGAAGATGCTGGTTTTGAGATTCGTGACCAAGTAATGTGGTTATATGGTTCTGGGTTTCCAAAGAGTATGAATATTGGTAAGACATTAGATAAAAAACTAGGTAACGAGAGAGTTGCAGTAGGGGAAAGAACTCGTAATGTAAAACCATTTGATGATGGTAATGGTTGGAACTCTAATAATACAACTGGAAATCATATTTACACAAAAGGTAATTCTGAATGGGAGGGTTGGGGTACTGCACTTAAACCAGCACACGAACCTTTAGTTCTTGCAAGAAAACCTTTATCAGAAAAATCAGTTGTAGATAATGTATTAAAACATAGAACTGGTGGTATTAATATAGATGAATGTAGAGTTGAGGGTAATACAGAAAATGTAGAAAGAAAAAAGGTTGTTCGTAAGTCAAGAGATGAAAATGGTGTATGGACAAATAATAACTCTGGTATGAAAGCAGAGGGTAGTGAATATGCAGATGCAGACCCTAGAGGTAGATTTCCATCAAATGTTATGCACGATGGAAGTGATGTCGTAAAAGATATATTTCCAAATACAAAAAGTAGTAATGTTTCAAGAGAAAGAAAAGCAGGAACTGAATTTGGTCAAAGTTCTGGTTGGAACAAACATAACAATGTAGATAGTGGTTTGATGCCTGCATATGGAGATGAGGGTTCTGCATCACGATATTTCTATTGTGCAAAAACATCAAAGGCAGAAAGAAATCAAGGATTAGATAATTTTCCAATAAAACAAACACAAGGTGGAGGTGGTGGTATTGGTAATTATAAAGATGATGTTAATTCTGCATCTGGTAAATTTGGTAGTGAAAAAGCACCAAGTAAAAATACACACCCAACAGTGAAACCTATTAAGTTAATGAAATACTTATGTAGATTAATAACACCAAAAGGTGGTACAGTATTAGACCCATTTATGGGTAGTGGTTCAACTGGTATGGCTGCAAAAGAAGAGAATTTTGAATTTGTAGGTATAGAAAAAGAAGAACAATATTTTAACATTGCGAGTGCAAGAATAGAATCAGTAGATACTAAATCAACATTAGAGGGGTTTTATGAATAATAATGACGATTGGTTTATAAGATTTATAGTATTAACAACAATATTTATTTTTCTTTTTGGTTTGTTTGTTGCATATAATGTAGATGCAAAATCTTGTGAATATGATAATCAAACTACATCTACAATGCAAGGAACAATAGAATCACTAGAGGTAAAAGATAAAACAGTAACAGAATATTTTAAAGAAACAAAAAAATGTAAAGTGGTAATCAAAGCAAAAGTACAAGGTAAATGGTATATGACTTCAGAGGATTATATATTCACACCAGATATGTCAGAAAACCAAGCTTGTCAAAATGCAGTTAATCGTGCAAAAGAAAGATTGTTACAAGAGTTTGTTCCAGAAACATTAGAATCAACCAAGAATTTAAACTGTCAAGTTAGGGACTTGACAAATCAAAGAATTGAGTGTAGAATAGAAACACTTAATGTTGTAATGCCAGGGTTGGGATTACAAGAAGTTAAACTTAAACAATGTAATAGGTGATATATGAATAAAACTAAAGGCATTATAACTAATGTTTTAATTTTATGTGGAGTTGCTGCTCTACTTATATTTACACAGTCTTGTGGTACTGTTTCTGGATTCGGTCAAGATATAAAAGATGTATCTGATTGGTCAAAAGATAAACTACAAAGTTCAGATGAAGAGGAGGTGATTAATTATGAAGAATAAACTCTTTGGTATTTTACCTCTCATCGCACTAGGTTCTTGTGCAACTCAAGTTGATGTTGAACCTATGGTAGAAACAGCAGAAATACAACAACAGATGCAAACTGTTGAAAGTACATCTAGTGTTATACCGAGTTGGTATAAAGAACTTCCAGAAGATGATAAAATGATTTATTCGTCTGGAACTGCAATCGCACCAGATTTACAACTGTCTGTTGATATTGCAACTATGAACGCCAAAACAGTTCTTGCAGATAGAATAAATGGTAAACTTGATAGTATGACCAAACAATTTATTGCAAAAACTGGAACAACTGATTTAGATTCTCAAGTTCTAAATGAATTAGAGAGAGTATCTAAAAATGTAATCGCATCAGTTGATGTTGCTGGTTACAAAGTTAAAGAAATGGATGTGTTTCCCTCTGGAACTCAATATCGTGCATTTGTATTATTAGAATATTCTGATGAAGAAGCGACAAAAATACTTATGAATCGTATGAGAAAAGACAGAGCTGTTTATGCAAAACTTCGTTCTAATAACGCATTTAAAGAATTAGAAAGAAGTGTTGATAAATCTCTTGACCAAGAACAAATACAATCATTGTCAAACATTGAAAAAGAGTTAGACGATTTAGCAGATAACATTAATCAAGGTGTCAAAGAAAGATATATTGATACTGTTCCTGCTATCGGGCCTGACCAATGGATGACAGAATGATAAAAATTGCATTTGTAACATTTATCATTTATGTTTTATTTACATTCAAAGTAAGTGCTGACGATTGGTCAAAGAAAAATATTGGTCAAGGTGTCGGTGGTTTTCTTGGAGTGTTGTCAACTCAGTTAATGAAAGTTGATAATCCTTATATGCTGGCAACTGGTGGACTTTTAGGTATGTTAGTTGGTGGTGAAGTCGGAGAACACATGGATAAAACTGACGATTTACATGAAATAGAATCTGCTCGTTGTAAAAAGTTTGTTACTGGAAATAACAAAAAAGGATTAGCGTGTAGAGAAAATGGACAATGGGTCGTTGTGAAATTGGAGAAATAATATGTGGATAGCCATTGGAATAGGTGGATATTTAATATTACCAGTAGTTTTACGAGTCGTAGGACTAGACTAAAAAAAGGGAACTTCGTGTTCCCTTTTTTTTTAATTGATTCCCATTCCTATACTCATTAATATAGTAAAAATTGACATTGATATTGTAAATAAATTCATATGAATCTCCTATGGCTTGGTCTATATTATATAGTATTTTGAATATAAAATATAAGGTATATTCATAAATAAAATATCAAAAAAATACAAAAAAGGGTTGACATTGTTTCAAAAACAAGTATACTATAGTTATGATAACAAATAACATAATAACAAACAAAAAAGGAGATATATTATGAGTGCATTAGTTGAAACTATAGCTTATGCTGGTGAAGTTCCTTGGCACGGACTTGGAACAAAAGTACCACACGACATTTCTACAAATGAAATGTTAAAACAATCTGGTCTTGATTGGTCAGTTGAAAAAGTACCAACATTGGTAAATTTACCAATTAGTCCAGATAAATCTGGTGGATATCAACCTACTGGTTCATTTGCATTAGTTAGAAGTTCTGATAACAAAGTTCTTGCACCAAGTGTAGGACAAAACTGGAATCCAGTGCAAAACAAAGAAGCATTTGATTTTTTTGCAGAGTATGTTGAGTCTGGTGATTTAGAGATGCATACTGCTGGTTCTTTAATGGACGGAAAAATGGTATGGGCTCTTGCAAAAGTAAAACAAGGGTTTGAATTATTTAAAGGTGATGAAGTAGAAAACTATATGTTGTTTTCAAATCCACATCAGTTTGGTAAATCAATCGATATTAGAATGACACCTATTCGTGTTGTTTGTAATAATACTTTGACATTATCTTTAAGTACCGATAGTGATTCTATGGTAAAAGTAAATCATAGAAAAGAGTTTAATCCAGAAATGGTAAAAGAACAACTTGGTATTGCAAGAGAAAAAATGGAAAACTATAAGACCATGGCAGAGTTCCTTGGTAGTAAAAGATATACTACTGAAAGACTTGTTGAGTATCTTAATACAGTTTATCCATCTAATATCAAAGATGAAGATGTAAAAGACCCAACTGTTCCAACAACAGTAAATGCAAAACAAGCATTTGAAGTTATTGAAAAACAGCCTGGTAACGAGTTCGCAAGAGGTACTTGGTGGCAGGCATTTAATGCAGTAACTTTTTCTACTGACCACTTACAAGGTAAATCTACTGACGGAAGACTTACTTCTGCTTGGTATGGTAGAAATAGAAGATTAAAGTTGAAAGCACTTGATACTGCATTAAAAATGGCAGAAACAGTATAGTGTCAAAAAACATAAACGAAACAGTAGTCCCCATTTATTCTGTAAATGGGGATATTGTTAATGAACTAATAATAAAAGAAAAAGTAAACTATATTAGTGGTAGAGTTTCTAAAGGTAAACAACATTACTATAAGGGTGTTGGTATGCCTTATTCTCATCATTATAAAAGAGATATATCTAATATAAGTTCTAATGAATATAATTTTTTAGGACACACTAATATTTTTTATTTAGGATATGGTATAGAAAATAAAAGTTGGAAAAATAAATTTGGAATATTTCAAGAAAGATATCAACCATTTTTTCCAGACTTTATAGGTGGTTGTGGAATCAAAGAAAGAGCTATAACTCCAAACTCTACTGCATTTAAAAAATCATCTGTTGATATATTAGATGTAATATTATACGACAAAGAAAATCAACAATATTATTTTAAAATGGATTATAAATGTAATAGAAAAAATTATATAAAAGATAATGGTAGTCCAAAAAAACTTTGTGAATTGATAGAATATATGATAGATAACGATTGGAATTTTTTATGGGATAAAAATTCTATTAACGATATAACACCAGAGGGTTTAGTATCTGATGTTGCAGATTTGTTTATTTCTGATGAATTAGAACATCAGTTTGGAAGTGTATACTCAATCTTTTACAGTTTACATAAAAGTTGTGAAAAGTCTTATGAAGAGTTTTTAAAATATATGGGATTGAAACATTCTGATAAGAAGTCATTTGTTTTCAATACAATCAAGATATTAGATGATAATGGTATTGATACGAAACTACTAACGATACACGATAATGATAATGCGAATTATATTCATTCAATAATGTATTATTTACTAAACGGAAAAAACTGTGCATATTGTTCTTGTGATATGTTTTTAGCAGAGGGTGAGTTAGTAAAGAGAGATTATTGGAATAAATTTATGCAAGAAGTTCAATCTAAGGGTTGACTTTTTTTAGAAAGTAATGTACTATAATTATATAAATATGATTGGGTGCTATTCATAAGACATCCATTTGACACAATATAATATACCTACCCTAGTGTCAAAAACAAATAGAGTTATGGGGGTTCTCTACAAAAACCCTCACTTATAAATAATAATGAGTTGCCTTATGGGACTCAAATATTAATCTTGCTTAAAGAAGGAGATAGATATGAACACTTTAGCAACACTAGACAGAAATCGTCTAACCCCATACACAGTTGGTTTTGATAGTCTATTTGATAGACTTTTTGATACTGACTTTCACACAACAAGTGGTGGATTCCCACCATATAACATAGTCAAAAATGATGACTACAACTATCAAATTGAGATGGCCTTGGCTGGTTATTCCAAAAAAGACATTGATATTGAACTAAAGGAAGGAAACTTAACTATTTCTTCTAAAAAATTAGAAGAAGAAATAGATGAGAATACAACTATGGTACATAAGGGTATCTCTCATAGAAGTTTCAAAAGAAGTTTTACTTTATCAGATGAGATGAAAGTAAAAGGTGCAAAAATGGAAAATGGAATGTTATACATTGCATTAGAAAGAATTGTGCCTGACCACAAAAAACCTCAAATGATTGAAGTGAAATAAATTTATCGGTGGGGTTGACAAGACCCCACCTTTAATATATAATGATTTTATGAAAAAAATAGATAATGTTAACCACCCACCACATTACAATCAACAAAAAATTGAATGTATAGATGCAATTCAATGTGCAACTGGTGATGGTTTTGAAAACTATCTTCAAGGTAATATTATGAAATATATCTGGAGATATAATTATAAAAATGGTACTGAGGACTTAAAGAAAGCTCAATGGTACTTAAATAAACTTATTGAAGTGAAGGAAACTAAATAATGAAATTATCAAGTCAAACAAAAGAGATACTTAAATCTTATGCGAACATTAATCAAAACATTTTGATTAAAAATGGTTCAGAACTAAAAACAGTATCTGCAATGAAAAACATTGTTGCATCTGCAACTGTTCCAGATACATTTACTCAAGATATTCCAATATACAATTTAAATGAGTTTTTATCTGCAATGAGTTTGTTCAAAGAACCAGTCTTATCATTTACAGAAAAATATATGACGATTGCAGAAGAGGATAATAGTTCAAGTTGTAAGTATCATTTTTCTGACCCCTCTGTTATTGTAACAGTTGAAAAAGATATCAAAATGCCGTCTGTTGATGTAGAGGTAGAATTTACAGAAGATATTCTGAAAAAAGTTACTACTGCAGCTGCAACATTAGGTGTTTCTGATTTAGTATTAACTGGTCAAAAAGACAGTACAATACAACTCAAAGTAAAAGATAAAAAGAATAATTCATCAAATGATTTTGCAGTTACTATTGGTAGTGGTGCATCTGCATTTTTTGAATTCTATTTTAAAGTAGAAAATCTAAAACTTTTGCCTGGTGATTACAAGGTACAAGTTTCATCTAAAGGTATTTCTTATTTTCAACATAAGAATTTAGATGTATCATATTTCATCGCATTAGAACCAGAATCAACATATAATTCATAGGAGAGTTTAATGAAAGAAACTTTTCTTTGGGTTGAAAAGTATAGACCTAAAACTATACATGATTGTGTTTTATCCGAAAGACACAAAAAAACATTTTCTGAGTTTGTAAAGAATGGTATTCCTAATTTATTATTAACTGGTGGGCCTGGTGTCGGTAAGACAACTGTTGCAAAGGCGATGTTAGAACAAATAGGTTATGACTATATTCTTATTAATGGTTCAGAAGAATCTGGTATTGATGTACTTCGTAACAAGATGAAAAACTTTGCATCTACTATGTCATTAGAAGGTAGTAGAAAGTTTATTATCATAGACGAAGCAGATTATTTAAATCCACAATCAACACAACCAGCACTTCGTGGTATGATAGAAGAGTTCCACAAAAACTGTGGATTTATTCTTACTTGTAATTTTAAGAATAGAATTATTGAACCACTTCATAGTCGTTGTAGTGTTGTTGAATTTAATATTCCATCAGATGAAAAACCAACACTTGCAAAAGATTTTATGAAAAGTGTTGAGGGTGTTCTTGCAAAAGAAAATGTGAAGTATGATAAAAGAGTTATCGCAGAACTTATTATGAAGTTTTTTCCAGATTGGAGAAGATGTTTAAATGAGTTGCAAAGATATTCTGCATCTGGAACTATTGATAGTGGTATACTTGTAAATGTATCAGAAAAGAATATGAAAGACTTAGTAGTCTTTATGAAAGACAAAGATTTTACTAATGTTAGAAAGTGGGTTGTTAATAATTTAGATAACGATCAATCAAGAATATTCAGAAAGTTATATGATAAACTATATGAATATTTTGATGGTACTGGTTCATCTGCACAAGCAGTTTTATTACTTGCAGAGTATCAATACAAAGCGGCCTTTGTTGCAGACCAAGAAATAAATTTACTCGCTTGTCTGACTCAAGTAATGAGTGAGTGTAAACTTAAATGAGTTATGAATTAAAAGAATATTTAAACTCTATAAACCACACTAAAGTAAATCTTATGGATAGTGGTGATGAGATGTATGAAAAGAAGTATTCATCTTTTCTAGTAAACAAATGTCTTGCACCACATAATGATACTATCTTATTAGTAAATGAAATGAATCGTTTTCACAACATAGATAACAAGATGAAATATGATTTTTTACTAAATACTATTAGGTCAAGGAAAAGATATGCTCCTTGGATTAAACCTAGTAAACAAAAAAATTTAGAGTATGTAAAAGAATATTATGGTTATGGTAATGCAAAAGCAAAATCAGTTCTTGACATACTATCTGATGAACAAATTGAGTTCATTAAGAATAAGTTAAGTAAAGGTGGAATGAAATGAATGAATCATTATGGACTACTGATAAAATGCTTGAGGTTACTCTCAAAGAACCAGATGACTTTCTCAAAGTAAGAGAAACTCTTTCCAGAATCGGTGTATCGTCCAGAAAAGAAAAGAAACTTTATCAGTCTTGTCATATATTGCACAAGCAGGGTAAATACTATATTGTTCACTTTAAAGAGTTGTTCGCACTTGATGGTAAAGAACATAACATCACAGAGAACGATATAGGTAGAAGGAACTCTATCGCAGGCCTTCTAAAAGATTGGGGTTTAGTTAGTTTTGAAAACAACCCAGAACCAAAAGCACCTCTCTCGCAAATAAAGGTAATATCATTTAAAGAAAAATCCGAATGGGTGCTAGAACCAAAATATAATATAGGAAAGAAAAAAGAAAATGATGAAATCACAAGAGGCGATTAAAAATAAATTAAGAACTGCATTTCTAGTTCATGCAGAAGGTCATATTAGAAAACACCTCGCAAATGTTGAGGTGTTATTATCAAACCCAGCTGGTATTGGTGAACATGGCGATATAGTTGGAGAGATAGAAAAAGAATTGAAAGAAGTTGCACACTATGAGGATTTAGTTGATGCAATGAAAAAATACTTTCCAGAGGTAGACCCTTTATTTGAGGATTGATTATTAAGAAAAAAGTGATATAATTACAATATGGATTTTTATACTAATGTTATTCAGTGGGGTAATTTTCTTTTAGTTCGTGGTGTGAGTGGTAATCAAAGACTTAATTTTAAAGTTAAATATTCACCAACACTATTCGTTCCAGTTTTAAAAGAAACTGAATGGAAAACACTCGAAGGTAAAAGTGTTACTCCCTATAAATGCGAAACTATCAAAGATGCAAAAGACTTTATATTAAGATATGAAAGTCAGCCTCACCTTATCTATGGATTAGATAGATTCGCATACACATATATTTCAGACACATTCCCACAAAAAGTAAATTGGAATCAAGATAAGATATCTACATTTACTATTGATATAGAAGTACAATGTGAAAATGGATTTCCTAATCCAGAGTCTGCAATAGAACCTTTATTATCAATTACAGTAAAAAATCAACAATCTAAAAAGATTATAGTGTGGGGTATTCAACCTTATAAAAATACAAGAGAAGATGTAACTTATATTCGTTGTCCTAACGAACACGATTTAATTATGGAGTTTATGTCTTTTTGGACAAAGAATTATCCAGATGTTGTAACTGGTTGGAATACAGATTTCTTTGATATACCATATTTGTGTAATCGCATTTTTAAAGTTTGTGGTGAATCTAAAATGAAAGAACTATCACCTTGGGGTAATGTGAGCTCAAGAAAAGTTTACTCTATGGGTAGAAATCATTTAGTTTATGATATTATGGGTATTTCACAACTAGACTACTTACAACTCTATCAAAAATTTACTTACACCAGACAAGAATCATATAGACTCGATAATATTGCATCTGTTGAACTCGGTGAGAAAAAAGATGACAACCCTTTTGAAACTTTTAAAGAATGGTATGAAAAAGATTTTCAATCCTTTATTGATTATAATATACAAGATGTGGAAATCGTTGATAAGTTAGAAGATAAAATGGGTTTGATTAGTTTATTACTGACTATGGCCTATGAGGCAAAAGTAAATTATAATGATGTATTTGGACAAGTAAAATATTGGGATATACTAATATATAATTTTTTAAGAAAAAGAAAGATTGTTATACCACAAAAATCATCACACAGTAAAAACGAACAATACGAGGGTGCATATGTAAAAGAACCAATTACTGGTTTACATAAGTGGGTTATGTCTTTTGATTTAAATTCACTATATCCACATTTAATTATGCAATACAATCTATCACCAGAAACATTATTGAAGAGTTGTCATCAAGATATTTCTGTTGACGATATGTTAAAAGGTATAAAACTAAACATACCAGATAAAACTACTATGACACCAAATGGTGCATTATTCAGAACAGACAAACAAGGTTTTTTACCAAAGATGATGCAAGAACTTTACGATGAACGAGTTGTTTACAAAAAGAAAATGTTATCTGCACAACAAGAATATGAAAATACTAAAGATAAAAAGTATCTAAAATTGATTAGTCGTTATAACAATATTCAGATGGCTCGTAAGATTTCTTTGAACTCTGCTTATGGTGCAATAGGTAATCAATACTTTCGTTATTACGATAAAGCGATTGCAGAAGGTATTACAAAAAGTGGTCAGTTATCTATTCGTTGGATTGAAAACAAACTTAATCAATATCTCAATAATGTTTTAAAAACAAAAGATGATTATGTAATTGCATCTGATACCGATTCTGTTTATTTGACTATGGATAAACTTGTTACTCAAACAATTAAAAGTGATAACGCACTATCTAAAACAATAAACTTCTTAGATAAAGTTGCATCGGAATCTATTGAACCATACATTACAAAATCATACGAACAACTTAAACAATATACAAATGCATATGCAAACAAGATGATTATGAAAAGAGAAGTGATTGCAGATAAAGGTATCTGGGTTGCAAAGAAAAGATATATTCTTAATGTGTGGGATAGTGAAGGTGTTTCATACAAAGAACCAAAGTTAAAAATGATGGGTATTGAGGCCGTTAAGTCATCAACGCCTGCAATGTGTAGACAAAAGATTAAAGATGCACTTGAACTTATAATGACAAGTGATGCAACTGAATTAAATAAATTTGTTATTAATTTTCGTGAAGAGTTTTTTAAAGTAAATCCAGAACTTATTTCTTTCCCTCGTTCTGTAAAAGGATTATCAAAGTTTTTTGATAGTGGTACTACATTTAAAAAATCAACACCGATTCATGTTAAAGGTGCGTTGATTTACAACAACAAGTTAAAACAAAACAAACTAATATACAAATACCCATTGATACAAGAGGGTGATAAGATTAAGTTTGTTTATCTAAAACAACCTAATCCTTTTACTTCAAATGTAATCACATACATTACTAAGATACCTAAAGAATTTAAGATACATGATTTTGTTGATTATGAAACACAGTTTGAAAAAGTTTTTATTGACCCCTTGACATTAATATTAAATGTGATAAAATGGGATATCGATAGAACTTATGGTACACAAGGTACACTTGAGGATTTCTTTTAGTGAATAAAGACTTATATGATTTATTAAAAAAATGTTCTGATGAAACTGGTTTACCAGTTATGAAAAAAGAATTGTTTCTTAAAACTATAGATGATTATGGTAAAGAAGATTTTCGTAAGGCTCTTGCAGAATATATTACAAACGAAAAACCACCATTTCCACTTGCAGAATTTGAAAAGGAAAAGGTTGTTGATAATTTCCGTAAATTACAAAGTGCAGACTTTACCGATTATATAACACTAGACCAAAAAGATAGAGTCTTAGAAAAATATGATGATTACAAATATCCATATAGTAAATATGGATTAGGTGTAATTAGTGCTCCACCTAAATTTAATTATTGTTCTGATTCTTTTATGAATGATTTAAGATTAGAGTGTGGTTCTTATGGTTACAAATCACCAGTAAAAAGGTGGAATGATGGTGATAATCTGTGGGGTGCATTTGGGCCTATCTTTCGTGGTGTTAATGATACTCAAGAACTGAATGGTAGAATTTATATTATGTCATTTAGATTAGGTACTTATATTGCAACACAATTTAAACCAATAGTTGCAAAAACAATATATGATATGACAGATGCAAAGACTGTATTAGATACATCTATGGGTTGGGGTGATAGACTTACTGGTTTCTTCGCCTCAAATGCAACACACTATATTGGTTGTGACCCCAACCCAAATACTTTTAAAAGATATAAAGATATGATTGAGTTCTGGAATAGTCTAACTGGAAATAAAAAAACTACACAAATATATAATTGTGGTGCAGAAGACTTGCCTTGGGACGAGATAAAAAATGTTGATTGTGCATTTACAAGTCCACCATATTTTTCCACAGAGAGATATAATGAGGGTGGTGAAAAAGAAGAATTACAATCGTGGTTTAAATTTAATGAATATGAATCTTGGAGAGATAACTTTTATCTACCAGTATCACAAAAAACATTTGAATCATTAAGTGACGATGGTGTAATGATGGTAAACATATTAGACCCTAAAGTAAAAAACAAAAGATATCGTTCTGGTGATGAACTCGTTGATATGTTATTACCACATTTTATGGGTCAAGTTGGTATGAGAATTATGCAAAGACCACAAGGTGCATCTGTATTTAAAGACGAAGATGGAAACTTTGATAAGAAAAAAATGGATGAGTTTATGAATAAAATATATATTGAGAATATATGGTATTTTAGTAAAGATAAAAATAAAGATATATTTAAACATTGTAGAGTTAGTACATTGGAAAATTTTTTGTGTTAACTCCAGTTGAAGAATATAGTAATATTTTATTTAAGAGGGAAGACTTATACAAACCATACGATAATTTTATAAGTGGTGGTAAGATAAGACAGTGTAGAGATTTAGTAGAAAAGAATTTAGACTATATTAAAGAAGAATGTAATTCTACAATATCAACTGCAGCCTCAATTATTTCACCACAATCACCGATAGTATCAAGAGTTGCAAAAGAATTTAAATTAAAATCAATCATAGGGTTTGGAAACACAACAATAGAAAAGGCACTTAAACACAAAGCGATGAGAATGTGTAAAGAATTAGATTCAGAATTAGTTATATTAAGTGAAAGTCAAGGATTTAATAATGTATTATATCACAACTTAAATAAGTTATCTGAAGATAAACCTATGTTTAAAATATTATTTGGTTATGCAGCCAAAACTCATAGAGAATCTATCATAGGTAAAATATCAGAACAAGTAGAAAATGTTGATTGTGATGTATTATATGTTCCAGTTGGAAGTGGTGTCACTTTAACTGGAATACTAGAAGGAAAAAAACAATATAATAAACAATTCAAAATTGTTGCATTACAACCTTTTGGTTATGATAGAACAGAATCTGTATATAAAAATTTAGATGGTATGAATTGGGAATATGATTTTGAATTTGTTAAAGGTAAATACCCTTATCATAAATTACTTAAAAAAAATGTAGGGTTTGAATTAGATATGATTTATGAATCTAAAGCTTATGAGATGATGGAAAATATGATAGATACAAAAGTTAAGAATTGTTTTTGGGTAATAGGTAATACTAATTTGATAAGATGATACACGCTGAAAACAATTATGAAACATATTACAAAATTTTTCATATTTTTTACAAGTATGCTGATATATTTCCTTATATGAGAAAGGATTATCTTGAAGAATGTTTGGAAAAACAAAAAGTAATATATGAAAATGGATTAGTTATAATTTACCACAAATATTTAGTATCCAAAAAATTTGGTAATTATAAAGTAAACAAAGGTGATGTAATTATTAAAGATATGGTAAAAGAAAATGATAAAGTTAACTCTGTCAAAATAATGAACAAATTTTTTGATTATGTAAATACAAATGTTTGGTGTACAGTAAGAAGTGATAACATTAGAGCCTGTAAATTTTATGAGAAGATTGGTATGAAAAAAGTCTCAGAAATAAGTTGGAGTAAAGGTAAATTAAAAGGATATGTGTATTTAAAAATACATAACTTGACAAATATAAAAAATATGTTACAATGTTGAAAAGGAGATTTGAATGCCTGATTTTTTAAAAGAAGTTATCAAAACAACTGGTAACGAATATGCATCATTAGTTTCGGACGGAGTTGAGGCTGGTGATGTTGATACATTTATTGATACTGGTTCATATGCTTTCAACGCATTACTATCTGGTTCAATAAATGGTGGACTACCAGCAAACAAGATTACTGCAATCGCTGGTGAAAGTGCAACTGGTAAAACATTTTTTCTTATGGGTATGTGTAAAAACTTTCTGGATAAAAATCCAGATGGTGGAGTAATATACTTTGAAAGTGAAAGTGCAATTACTAAACAAATGGTAATCGATAGAGGTATTGACCCAGAAAGAATGGTGATACTACCAGTGACTACAGTACAAGAATTTAGAACACAATCATTAAAAGTTTTAGATAGTTATATCAATCAAGATACATCTATGAGAAGACCATTATTTCTTGCATTAGATTCACTTGGTATGTTATCAACAACAAAAGAAGTTGAAGATACTGCTGAAGGAAAAGAAACAAGAGATATGACTCGTGCTCAAGTTCTCAAAGCTGCATTTAGAGTGTTGACTTTAAAACTTGGTAAAGCAAAAGTACCTATGGTTGTAACAAATCACACATATGATGTAGTAGGTTCTATGTTTCCTACAAAAGAAATGGGTGGTGGTTCTGGATTAAAATATGCAGCTTCATCTATCATTTATCTTTCAAAGAAAAAAGAAAAGGACGGAACTGAAGTTGTAGGAAATATTATACATTGTAAAAACTTTAAATCAAGACTTACAGTAGAAAATAAAATGGTTGATGTTAGGTTAACTTACAATAAAGGTCTTGATAGATATTATGGATTACTTGAACTTGCAGAAAAATACAATGTATTTAAAAAAATATCTACTAGATATGAATTACCAGATGGTTCTAAACAGTATGGTAAAACAATTTTAAATGACCCTAAAAAATACTTTACACAAGATGTAATGGATATTTTAGAAGAATGTGCAAAAAAGGAATTTAGATATGGTGGACAAGAAAGAGTCGCTGAGTCAGATATCAGCGAGTAGAGGTGCATACGACTACTCAAAAAGATATCTTGGTAATATTGCAGACGATTATGTTATGGTAACAAATAAAAAAGAACACAAAGATTGTATTGGAATAAAAGGTGGTAAATATGATGGTGTGATATATAAGTATGGTAAAGTTGCATCAGTAGAAGATGCAAATAACAATACACTACCAGCAACACTTAAATTTAACTATAATATAATTGACAGAAATGGGTTACCAGAAGATGATCCAAATTATTTTAACAAAGATTTTAAAAATTTACTTGGTGATATACTATGTGACATAGTTGACCGACATTATTCAAGGGAAGAGGTTTTTAGTGGAAAACAATCAGACGATAGAAAAGACAACACTAAGTCAACTAATACATAACGAAAACTTTAATCGTAAAGTTATACCATTTTTAAAAAAAGAATACTTTCAACAGAGAAGTGAACAGATTCTTTTTGAGGAAATACATGATTTCGTAGATAAGTATTCTAATCCACCAACTAAAACTACTTTAGAAATAGAGATAGAAAAAAGAAAAGACTTATCAGATGATGACCATAAATCTGTTTTATCTCTGTTACAATCTCTTGAATATAACGAAGTAGATTATGATTGGTTATTAGATACAGTTGAAAAGTTTTGTAAAGATAAAGCTGTATATAATGCAGTTGTTGATAGTATTAAAATTATTGACAATAAAGTAAAAGATAAAACATCTGAATCAATTCCAGAATTATTATCTGATGCACTCGCAGTATCATTTGATAATTATATTGGTCATGATTACATAGAGGAATCAGATAGAAGATATGAATACTATCATAAAGTAGAAGATAGGATTCCATTTGATTTAGATTATTTTAATAAGATAACAAAAGGTGGATTACCACAAAAAACATTGAACATTGCACTTGCTGGTACTGGTGTTGGTAAATCATTGTTTATGTGTCACCTCGCATCATCAACACTTATGCAAGGTAAAAATGTTTTGTATATTACATTAGAGATGGCTGAAGAAAGAATTGCAGAAAGAATAGATGCGAATCTTATGAATATCACTATAGATGAACTACACGATTTACCTAAAAAAATGTTTGATGATAAAATAAAAAAGATAAAAAATAAAACAGTTGGTAAAGTAGTAATTAAAGAATACCCAACAGCGTCTGCACATTGTGGACATTTTAAAAGTTTACTAAAAGAACTTGCAATTAAAAAATCATTTAAACCAGATATAATCTTTATAGATTACTTGAACATATGTTCATCATCTAGGTTTAAAGGTAATGCAAGTGTAGGTTCTTATTTCTATATTAAATCTATCGCAGAAGAATTAAGAGGACTTGCAGTTGAATGTAATCTACCTATTGTATCTGCAACTCAAACTACTAGAGGTGCATTTGCATCATCAGATGTTGGACTAGAAGATACATCTGAAAGTTTTGGTTTGCCTGCAACTGCCGATTTAATGTTTGCAATCATATCTACTGAAGAACTAGAAGACTTAAATCAGATTATGATTAAACAATTAAAGAATAGATATAATGACCCTACAATGAATAAAAGATTTATTATAGGTATAGATAGAGCAAAGATGAAACTTTATGATGTTGAACAAGTTGCACAGAATGATATTGTTGATTCTGGATTAGACCCAGTTTTTGATTCTACTACTGTTGGAAAAAAACTGGGAGATAAAACTTATGAAAAGTTTTCCGACCTCAAGTAAAAGGTCAAAGTATAAAATTAATTACTATGTTGATACAATATATAGAAATAGAAAAGTTGAATATGCAGTTATTGAAATACCAACGAACGATGTTGTCAAAGTATTCACATTCAAGGAAGATGCTGAAGAAATGGCTGAAGGTTTGAGTAAAGTAAGACCATTTGGTAGAGAACCTTTACCTAAATTTTTGAAGGATAGTATATGAAAGATGACCCAATAAAAGACCACCCACCAATATGGCCATATTCTAGTGCTTTAGCTGAGGAAGACCGCCCACCAATATGGGGTAAAGATGGTAGTCAAGTATTATTTAAAGAGAAATATCCAGTTGTTCTCAAAACATATAATGATTGGAAAGATTTGAATCCGTTGTTAGAAAAATATATTCGTCAACAAGGTGATAGAATAAAACATAGGTCAAATATAAAAGCACAAATGACAGAGTGGAATATGCAACTTGAAGCTGGTGGTGAACATTTTCAAAAGTTAGTTGATTGGGTTAGAGAAGTATCAATAGATTCATCTCCAGTACAGTTTATACCAGATTGTTACGATTGTTGGGGTGCAGTATACAGAAAAGGTGAATATACTCAATCACACGACCATTGGCCTGCAATATGGTCTTGGACATATTATGTTAATGTAACTAGTCAATGTTCACCCTTGGTTTTTACAAATTCAGATTATAAAGTGCAACCATCTAACGGATTATTGGTTTTGTTTCCAGGCTGGGTTAAACATAAAGTACCACCACAAGAGTGTGACCACGAGAGGGTTATGGTTGCTGGTAATTTAAATGCAAGAGGTGGTATGTTTTAGACTTGACAATCGTTCAATTTATAAATATAGTAAGAATACAACTATGGAAAAATTGAACAATGTTAACATTTAAAGAGTTTCTTTTAGAAGATAAGAACGGAAAAAATTTACATTTAGAACACCTAGAGGACGAAATACTGAACTTCGGTATTGGTGGTGCTAGAGGTGCGATTAACTTCTTACAAGAGTTAAGAAATATGTTATCTGGACAATCGTCTGGAAGTGTAAATATGACTGTTAAATGGGATGGTGCTCCTGCTATATTCGCTGGTATTGACCCATCTGATGGTAAGTTCTTCGTTGCAAAGAAATCAGTATTTAATGTAAATCCAAAGTTATATAAGACAAACGCAGATATTGATTCAGATTTATCTGGTGATCTAAACAAAAAATTCAAAGTAGCACTAAAAGAGTTTCCTAAACTTGGTATTAAGAATGTAATACAAGGAGACTTGATGTTTACTAGTGGCGATTTAAATAAAGGAAAAATAGATGGACAAGAAGTCGTTTCTTTTCAGCCTAATACTATCGTGTATTCTGCACCTACTACTAGCGATTTGGGTAGACAATTCACTAAGGCAAAAATTGGAGTTGTATGGCACACAACCTATGAGGGGGATTCATTACCTTCTATGAGTGCAAGTTTTGGTGTTAATGTAAAATCACTAAACAAAGTAAGTACAATATGGATGGACGATGCATCATATAAAGATGTATCTGGTAAAGCAACATTTACACAATCAGAAACAGATGAAATCACAAAAGTATTATCAACAACTGGAAGTATATTTAGAAGAATAAATTCTAGTTTGTTAGGAAAGTTTCTTAAATTACAAAATAGTATGACTGGTAATCTATCTGGTGCAAGTCTTAAAACATATAATAATACAAAAGTAAGACAAGGTGAAGAGATTAAAAATGTTAAACAACACGCACAAGGATATTTACAACATATTGAAATGCACTTTGAAAAACTAAAACAAAAAGTAAAAACACAAGGTGCAAAAGATAAGTTTGATAGAAACAAAAAAGAATATGTAAGAGAGTTCTCAAAACATATTAGAAACTTAGAAAACATTTTACTATTTCAAAATGGTATCGTAGCTGCAAAGATGATGATAGTAAACAAATTAAATTCAGTACGACAACTCACAGATACATTTATTAAAACTGCAAAAGGTTATAAGGTTGTTAATCCAGAAGGATATGTTGCGATTGACAAATCTGGAAAAGCAGTTAAACTAGT